CCGCTCAGACCCCGCGTAATCGGTGCGCAGGAGTTGGCAGAGGAGTCAGGCCCGGCTGCCAAGCAGCGTGACGCCGAACGGAACTTCAACTACCTGAACATCGGCTACTTCGACTCAGGCCCCGGGGCACTCACCGCTGGCCGGGAGTGGAGCAGTCCGAAGGCCGCCGCCCACGCGACGGCAGAATTTCTGAAGGGGAAGAAATATGGCGCGTCTCCCTCGATCCAGGCCATTCTCCCCACCGCCAAGGGTAAGTCAGATGCAGCGCAGATAGCCGCGATCGGAAACTCCGACTGGGCCACATCAGGCGCTTATCGGGAAAGCATCGAAGGCACTCACGACCTGATTGGCATGAAGCGCAATCCCAAGGCCGTCGAGCAGCTTCAGGCGGCCAAGGCGCAGGCTCAGAAGCTCGGGCTGAAGGTCGCCCCACAGAAGGTCGGACCTCCTCCGAAGAAACTCGTCACGCGCTACAAGGCAGCCAAGCAGGCGATGAGGGAAGTCGAAGGACTCCCCTACGTCTGGGGAGGCGGCCATGGGTCTCCGACTTCCTCTCCTACGGGCGGGGGCTTGGACTGCTCCGGTGCTGTCGGCTACGTGCTGAACAAAATCGGCGCGCTCAAAGGCTCGCTGACCTCCGGCGACATGGGTTCCGTCCTGAAGCCCGGCCCTGGAGCCCTGACGGTCTTCTACAACGGCGAGCACACCTTCCTGCGACTGGGGAACGAGTACTGGGGAACATCGGTGGGCGACTCCGGCGCGGGAGGACTCGGCCCCCACGCCGCCCCTTCGGCTTCCTACCTGGCGCAGTACAACGTCGGTCACGTCCCGGGGATGGGGATGAAGCAAGCTCTTGAGTTGGGCTTCAAGAACCTCTCCACCCCTACGAGCTTCCCTGGTATGACGCTCTCCCCCAGTGGGACCACCGCGACTGTGGACTCCGGCTCTGCTGTGACTCAGGAGAAACCAGGCTTCTCCGCCAGGCCGATCAAGCTCACCCGTGCAGAAAAAGCCCAACGCACCTTCAAAGCCCTCGAAGCCGTAGGTATCGGAGGCGAAGAAAGCGAAGCCCCCAAACGCGTCAAGCCAGCAGGAGTGTCGATCGCGGACCTGGAACGCAAATACGGCAGGGCCGCGTGAATGGGAGCGCTACAAGAACTCGGCATCAAGGTCCAGGCCAACGATCCCGAAAGCGTCTCTCGCCTAGCTGAAGTCGACTCAATCCTCGCCGATAACCCCCTTCAGGGTTACAACAACCCTGAACTCGCTTTCCTCGGCGGGAAGGTCCACGAAAAGCAACTCGCCTTCAACAAGATCAAGCTGCCGCCGCTTGGAATCAAGGCAGCCATCGCCGCCAACCGCGCTGGCAAGACGATGGGCTGCAGGGCCGACGACACGATCCAGGCCCTTCCCCCTGAGTTCGTCCCTGACCACCTCAAAGACTGCAAGAAATGGGACCCACCGTTTCACGTATGGGTCGGCGCACCGAAGTACTCGAAGCATGAGGACACCACCCTTCCCCTCTTCCGCAAGCTGATTCCTCCGGCGGCTTTGTGGGGCGGAGCATGGGGGAAAGCCTTCAAATCGCAGTCGCGGATCATCCAACTGGATTGCGGGTCAACGATCGGCCTGAAGACCTACGACCAGGACTTGGACGCCTGGGCCTCGGCAGAGGTTCATCGCATCTCATGGGATGAGGAGCCGAACACTCCCAACAGCGCCGAGCTTCGCTCTGAGGCTCGGGCTCGTCTGATCTCCACGGGAGGGGAGGAGATCATCGGCATGACTCCCCTGCTGGGCTGGTCGTGGGTCTACGAGGACGTGTGGATGCGCCAGGACGAGGAGGGGATCTTCGTCGTCACGATGACGATGGAAGACAACCCTTGGAACCCCCCTGAGGTCATCCGCGAATACGCCGCCGGGCTGACTGTGGACGAGAAACGGATGCGCCTCAAAGGCGAATTCGTCCACATCGGTGGCTTGGTTTACCCAGAGCTCTCAGACGAACATTTCGTAGACGCCGGTCTGGTCTCCTCCGAGCATCTGAAGTCGCAGGACATCTACGTTGCGATCGACCCCGGTGTTCGCACCACAGCGGTCACCTTCACTGCTTTTGACAAAGACAACCACGCCCTCGTCTTCGATGAGCTTTACCTGCATGACGAGAACGCAATCCCAACCAACGCCGCAGAGAAGATCCATAAGAAGCTGGCTTGGTGGGGGACCACCAAACCGCGAGCCTTCCTGATCGACCCCAGCGCCCGTAATCGCTCCCTCACTGACGCTCAGAAAGTCCAACAGCTCTATCGCAATGCCGGTATCCCCGTCTTCCCAGCTCAGAGCGATGTAGAAGCCGGGATCTTCGAGGTCAAGCGGAGGCTGGAGTTCAAACAGATCGCCTTCTCCAAGGCATGTACAAAGCTTGAGTGGGAGATGCGCCGCTACCGCGTTGACCCCAAAAAAGACGAAAGCTTCGCTGTCGTCAAGGAAAACGACCACATCTGCGACTGCATCAAGTACACCTGCGCCGCCCGACCCATCGCCCCCTTCCCTCGATCCCGTCCGGAAAAGCAGATCACCGGCTGGGCACCGGGAACTGCTCCCCCCTTGGGGCAAGTGAAACGCCGTAAGACCGTAAGCCCTCTTGGGGCACACGTCTGAAAGGACTCCGATGCGCCTAGTAGAGAAGCCTCTCTTGGAGGCACCACACGCCTGCCTCGTAACTGGCCGAGATGACGGCGAGATCATCGACTTCGAAGTAGACGCCAATTGCAACGAACCCCCTCACGTCTATCTAAAGCGCGAGGTCATCGAAGCCGCCGCTGAGGAGTTGGGCATGGTCAAACGTGGTCGCTACGAGGCGCTTGAGAAGTGGTTCAACGAACTCAGTGAGCAGTTCCAAGAAGTCCAAGACTCGCTTGCCCTCGCAGCCGAGTTCGATGAGAAATTCAAGGAAAGGATCGCCGCATGACCCCCGCTACATTCGTCCTCAACCCCCAATCCACCGCCACCTTCTCGAACCCGCTGCGGAAGATCGAGGTCACGCAGGGCTCGCTAACCGTGCATCAGGGCGAGGACTCAACGACCGTCAAGGCCGATCAGGTCTATGACTGCCACAACGCCGCCCCTCACGATCTCTACTCGCCAGACGGGGCCAACTACGCCGTGACCTACTCAGACGAGGCGCTCCCGGCCGAAACGGTCGCCTCCGAGAAGGTGGATGGCGCGGTCAACGCAAAGCGCACGACCAAATCGGCCGCCAAGAAGTCAACCGCCAAGAAGTAAATGGCCTTCGATACCTCCCCGACCAGGGCATCCACGGCTCACACATCCAAGGGGGCTTTGACGGCCAAAGCTGAATCCAAAACGCTGGTTGCTGCCTACACGGACCGTATCCGGCTGTTTGTCGCCAATCCTGGGGAAAAAGATGTGTGGCTCGCGCTCGGAGAAACAGCGAAAGCCAAAGAAGGCATCTTCCTCGCCGCCAAAACGGGCAAGGAAGTGATCGAGGGGTACAGCGGGATCGTCGCCGCGATCACGACGGAAGGCGAATCCCTCGTCACGTTTGCGGAGCTATAGGCCCATGTGGATCGCAATCTGCCTCGGCCTAGCCTGCCTTTGCCTAACCCTCGCAATTGTGATCCTCGTTCACGAACAGGGAGAACGCTCGAAGGAGTGGGCGCTTGAGCGTGGGGCGTTGCTTCAGAGAATCCAAGCCCCCGAGGTGGCGGTCTACGAAAACGCGATTGAGGATCGCAAAGCTCCCCCGAAGCTCGGCTTTGAAGACGACAAAGCCTTTCTGGCCTTGCGAAAGATGAGGGACAGTGGCGGTAGCTGATTACGTCGAGAGCGCCAAGGATCGCATCCTCCCCAGCAAAGGGGGGGAGGAGATCCCAGAGGACGTAGAGCGCAAGCTGAAGCGAGGCAAAGAACGCCTCAAGCAAGTCTCCGCATCGCGGAAACTCGCAGTCCAGTTCGCCAGGGGCAAACACTATGGCGTTCTCTCCGAGGACCAACTGAAAGTCAAACAGCTTTCAGTCACCCCGATCTCGATGGGCGGATCAAAGCCAGACCACCGCGTTCGCCTCTCTCGTCCGCTACTGGCCGCGACGATCAAGACGAAGGTAGCGGCCGCTACCCAGCGAGTGCCGAGCTACGAATGCAACCCCGCCACGTCTGACCCAGAGGACCGCGCCGCTGCCTCCCTCGCCCAGAAGGTCGCCGCGTCGGGCTATGACCTCTGGAAGCTCAAGCGCGCCTTCAAAAAGCTCGTCTGGAATGCCCTGGTCACCGAGGAAGGCTTCATCTGCGCCTACTGGGACCCGAACGTCGGGCCCTACGTCGAACTCCCCGTGATGAAGGATGTAGAGGAAGAGGTAGACGTTCTAGATCCCGAAACCGGCCAGCCCACCGGGGTCAAGGAAACAATCACCACGCAGCAGCCAACCGGCGAGACCGAAACGATCGGCATGGGTGAGGTTGCGGCCCAGGTTTACTCCGGGCTCGAAGTGATGTGGGAACCCGGTGTTGAGTTCGAGGAGTCACCATGGATCGCCATCGAACACGCCCGACCGGTTGAAGATGTTGAAGGGGAACCAGGCTTTGAAGGCGGCAAACTCAAACCAGATGCCGACGCAAACCTGACCGCCGAGAAAAGCCCCGCTGGTACGAACCTCGTCCTCGTCACCGAGTTCCTAGAGCGTCCTTGCCCCAAATACCCGAAGGGCCGCCGCCTCTTTTTCGCAGATGGCCGCCAGATCTTCCCCGAAGAGGACTACCCGCTTCAGAACACCAAAGGAGAGGTCGTAGACGAGCCCTATCTCAAACGCCTGACCTGGAACATCGACCCCTCCTCGGATCGGGATCGGGGTCTTGTCCGCGACCTGATCGATATCCAGCGCGAGCACGACACCGCCGGTAACAAGATCGATGAGGCGCTGAACCTAATGGTCGTCGGTCAGTGGATGAGCGAAGAGGGAGCGGTGTCGCAGAACACGCCCCTTACGGACGAGCCAGGGGCGCACTTTGAATTCCGCCCGACGATGCCCGGCCAGAAGCCGCCGGAACGCATTCCTCTCCAGCCCCCACCCCAAGAGCTGTTCCAGATCCAGGACCGTGCCCAGCAGTTGATGTCGCTGGTCTCCCACGATGGGAACCTGCCTAACCAGATCCAGGCGTATTACGAACAGGCTCAGATGGCCGATCAGGACTTCTACGGGGACCTGGCCTCGGTCCACTCCGGCTTCATGCGGGACGCGCTGACGCTTGTGCAGCTTCACTACACAGAGGAGCGCATGGTCAAGTTCCGAGGCCGCACCGGCTGGGATCGAATCGCGGACTTCAAGGGAGCCGACATCCGCGATCAGACCGACGTGCGGGTGCTCGCCAGCCATATCGAACCGCGTACACGCTCCTCGATCGAGCAACGGATAATGAATATCGCCCAGATGTTCCCCGGTTATTTCCCCCCGGAGGTCCTCCTGAGCGCCCTGGAAGGCGGCACGGCAGAAGGGCTGATCGAAGGCTATGAAGACGACGTGGCCCGGGCCAACGAAATCATCGGCCAGATCAAGTCGGGGGCTTTCTACGAGCTTCCCAAGCGCCCTGTCTTCCCCGGCGAAGAACCGGCTGTGGTCGAAAACGAAGAAACCGGCCAGCAGGAATTCGCCACGGAAATGCCAGGCTGGATGCCTCGCCCCCACGTTGACAACGTGTCGGTCTGGAAGGCGATCTTCGCCAACTTCATGAAGTCCGACGAGTGGAACCACCAGTTGGACGACGCGCAGAAGGCGGCGACGATGAATGTCTTCGGCGTCCTGCTTGACCTGGAGATGAAGGAGGCCCAGCGCACCGCCCAGATGCAGTCCGAACAGGCTGCGGAAATCGGCATGGCAAATGCTGCTGGCGGAGGCTCCAAGCCGCTTCCCTCTCTTCCCGCGCTCAACAACGGATCGGGCGGGGGAGCCCCGCAAGCGCCCCAGGGCCCACCCGAAACTTCCCCAAGCGGACCAGCGCAGTAGCGCCCCGCCAAACCCCTGCGGATCAGCAGTAAGCGGCCCCGCAATACCCAGAAGGAGCCAGTATGGCTGACGATGTGACGGCCCCTGCCACCGAAGTGGAGGACCAGCCAACCGACGCACCTGAGGCCCCGGAAACGGACCAGCCAACAGGAGGCGATGAGGAATCGTTTACCGATTCTTATAACCCGAACGAGGTGCCCGAGGAGGCGCGTCCGCAACTCGAAGCTGCTTACAAACAGCTTCAGTCCGCGTACACGCAGAAGACTCAGAGCCTCGCTCAGGAACGCCAAGAGGCAAAGCAAGCGCAAGAAGTAGTCCAAGCGCTTGCCAACCCCGAGACCGCTCCAGAAGTCCTCAAGTTCTTTGGGCTTGAGTTGGAGCAAGAAGAGCAGGAACCGGAGTTCCCTCTCGATCCCGAAGAACGGATCGACCAAATGGAATCCCAGTTCCAGCAGTGGCAGCAGCAGCAGGCAGAGGCAATGCAGGCTGCTCAGCAAGAAGACGAACTCATCTCGCAGATCGAATCGCTTGAGGAGAAGGCTGGCCGGGAGTTCAACGAGAAGGAGATCAAACTCCTCTCAGGCCAGATCAACGAACCCCAAGCCCTACACGATCTTCTTGAGGAGATCTCCGGCGAACGCCAGAAACAATGGGAAGAGGACTTCCGCAAAGGGAAGACCAGGACCCCACGTGCGCCCGGCTCGGGAACCCCTGCCTCAAAGGCGGTTGACCTGTCCAAACTCTCAGGCCGAGAGCTTCGCGAAGCCCAAGATCAGCTAGCCGCTGAGGCGGCTGAGGAAGCGATGGCCTCGGAGTGACCAGCTAAGGAGAAAGACCATGGCGGCAAATACCGTCACTGTCTGGGAAAACGCCCTCAAACAGGTGTGGTCCCAGGATGAAATGGAGCGCCAGTTCGTACAGCAGGACGACCTGCTGAAAGAACTGGAGATCAAAAAACCAGAGGCCGAAATCGGCGGCGAACTGCTCACGCCGGTCTACATCGGGCACGGCGGCGGCTACACGGCCGTGGGCATCGAAGGTTCTTCGGAACTCAACAGCCCCGAACCGGAGCAGATCAACCGGGCGAAATGGAAAAACGCCCGTCACTACACGACGATCGAACTCGACACAGCCTCGGTCAAGCAGTCCGAAGGCAACTCCAAGGCCGTCGCGTCCTCGGTCAATATGGAGATGTCAGGCAAGCTGGAATACCTGCGTCGCCAGCTCACCCGCCAGCTCTTCGGAGAAGGCAGCGCCCTGATCGCCCAGTGCGCCAAAGAAGAAGCAGAATCGACCACGGTGAAGCTGCTGAAAACCGGGCTCGGTAACCACGCCATCGCCAACGGCTGGCTGGTCAAGGGCCAGGAGGTCGATATCGGCACCAAAACCGAACAGAAAGTAGTCGTCGGCAAGTCGAAGATCACGGCTGTCAAAGAAAGTGAAACCGAACCGACGATCACGATCTCCTCGAAAGTCAAAACGAAAGAAGAACACTTCGTTTCGATCGCCAACGCGCGTTCCGGGGAAACCTCGAACGAGGCCAACTCGCTGCGGCAGATGACGGACGAAATATCGACTCTTGGCGGGATCAAACCGGAAACCGAGCCGAAGTGGGCCGGTTTTACTGAAAAACAGTCGGGCGCTCCGGTCTCCCGCGCAATGGTGATTGGGTTCCGACGTAAGCTCCGCAAAAAGGGGACCGACCCCGACTGGTCGATCACTTCCTTGGAGCAGATCGAAGCGCTGGAAAGCGTCCTCTTCCCACAGGTCAGGTTCAACTCGCCTGAGCAGCTCAATACCGGGGACGGGACCAACGTCAAGCTCGGCAACCTGTCCTTCCAGGGGCATCTGGACTGCCCCAAGTCGGACCTCTACATGCTGCGCAAAGAGCACCTCTCGCTCCTGCGTGACGCGAAGCCCGAGTGGATGCCCGAGAAGTACGAGGGCGGGAAAGTACTGCGCTGGAGGCAGAACACTACGTTCCTGACCTCGGCTCTGGAGTACTTCCTACAGACGATCACTAATCGTCGCAACGCCCTTGGGCGGCTCACCGAACTCGCCTAACAAGCTAAGCGTCCCCCTGGAAACGGGGGGACGCTTTCTCTTTGCCTGAAAGGACTTCACATGGCTGCATCTGTCGCCATCTCCAAGCAGGAGAAGGTACCCGGCTCAGAACGGCGCACCGTCTCCAACGTGACGCTCGACAACTCCTACGCCGAAGGCGGCGAGTCGCTAACCGCCAAAGAACTCGGCCTCACCTCCGTGGACTTCGCCATCTGCACGATCAAAAATGGCACCGAAGCTGAAGCCACTCCAGTATGCAGCGCTTGGTATGAGACCTCGAAAGCGCTGCTGCACGTGATTAACGCTAAAACTCAGAAAGAAGTCGCGGGCGCGGCCGACCTCTCGAAAGTCATCGTCCACGTCATCGCCTTCGGCCAGTAGACGATGGACCTCTCCCTCCCCGATTCCTACGTGGTCGATGAGGTGACACGGCTGCTTGAGGAACAGGTTGAGGCGAACATCGAGGAGGCCCGACACTGGACCCGCGAGCTTCGCAAGATCGACCCAGGTCTCTCTGTCGTCTTCGGCCGCGAGAAGGCAGATGACCCTTGGGTCTCACCCGGCCGCTGGATGATCCAGAAAGAGGTTCCAGGCCAAGAGCCCTTGCTGATCCCCTGGGAGAACGCAGACGGCTCATACCGCCCTCTCAGTTCCGCGGTCCTCGCCTTCATGCAGGAGGCAGATATGTGGAACTCCCGCAATCGACGGGAGCGCCAGGAGCGCCAGCAGCGACTCAGAGAGGCCCAGCAGCGTCAGAAAGCCAGAGAGGCCGAACAGCGGGAGGACGAAATCGCCCTGGCTGTACGTGCGGGTCGTCGTATCCGGGGCGATTCGGGGATGAAGGTCAGGACAGATCTCAAAGACCGCAAAAAGATTCTCGCGGAGAAGAAAGTCAAGCGTGAAAAGATCTGAACTTATTCAAGAGGTAATCGATCGCGGCTACAACTTCCTCCCAACGGCTCGCATCGGCACTTTCGTAGACCGCTCTTATGCGGCAATCTGCGCGCGCTATAACTGGCCCTTCCTCGAAGGATCGATCGCCGGGAAAGCCCCGCTGGAAATCACCGACCTGGGGGTGATCCTCACGGTCTATGACAGCGCCCAGGAAGCAGTCATCGAAGGCATGGATCGGCGCGAAGTCGAGCACTACTTCCCGAACCTCGAAGAAGAAGGCGAACCTCGCCTCTGGTACCTGGAGAACATCTCACTCAAGACCTATCCGGTCTCTTCCGATGAACTTCAGGTTCGCTATCAGCGCGTCGCTCCCGCGCTCGCCGAATCTGAAGAACCTCTGATCCCCGAGGGCTGGCAATACCTAATCGTTGACGGCGCAGTC